CATCAAGTTGTCTTTGGTGTTTTTTGCTTTCAGCATCTAATCTTGATTTAATAATATTATCAAGTTGTGATTGACTAAAAGTCATTTCTTTTTCTTTAGTGACTTCTGTTTTTGGTGCTTCTGTTGATGTTGGTGTTTCTTGTGTTACTGCTTTTGTTTGTTCTTCGGACATATTTTCTCCTATTGTTATATTATTAGTTCGCCTTGTTTGTCATACCAATCTGGATTGACATAAGACCATTGATGACGACAATTATAACCACCTCGAACAACTAAAGGATTTCCAGATTTCTTTCCACCCCAACTCGTACTGTTCCAAAGTTTTGTGACTTCATCAATTGTAAAAAGTCCACCTTTTCGTCTATTATATACACCACTAACTATTCTTTTACAATGCGTTCTGCTTGTGGGAATAATATCTCCATAATATTTAACATAAGTGAGTCCAGCATCATTTGACTTATTAAAATTCAAGGTTGCATCAAAATCTCTTAATGAGTCGTTTAATAGCTGTCCAGAATATCGTTTCATATTATTTCCAGCACGATCTCTAGCAAATTTAGATTGTAATGTAGCAACTGACTTCTCTACTTTACGTTGCATAGACTTTTTGTTTTTATTCTTTTTAATAAATGTAACTAACTTATTTACTTCTGCATCTTTAGAACTTGCATAAATACCATTGATTGTTTGTCTTAATTCTTTTTCTAAAACAGTAAATTCAGAACCTAATAATGTATTTTGATAAATCTTATCTCCTAATGTTCGAGTAAAAGTATTAGAGATGTCTTTGAATTGAGTAAAGTATTGTTGTTTTAAATTTTGTATTAAAGCTAAATCGCCTTTTGTAAGTTCTGAAAAAACAGCTATTTCTTTTTTTTTAACTTTAGCTTTTTTTAATATTGCCTGATATGATCTTTCAACTCTTTTAGCTTGTTTGTTAAATCCTTGTCTAACAACTGTATCTGACCAAGCTAGATATTCTCTTTCAAGTATAGCTTTGATTTGTGGTCTAATAGCAATAGCTGCTCTTAACTCAATTAGCTTTCCCTTTGTTGTAGGCAAAGATTTATGAGCAAGAGAAGTTATATCATCTTCTATCTTATCTAAAACTTTTGTAAGTTGTTCGTAATATTCAGCTTCAGCAAACTCTATCTGCTTAATGCGATATTGTGTTGAGGTTTCTAAAATATCTGCCATACATATTATTCTTCAATGGCTTCTTCATCTACCGATTCTTGTTGTACTTCGTCTTGGGTAAATTCGCCCACTTCTGGTTTTGTATCTATTTCATCAAAGATAATATTTAATTTTGCATCATCATCTACTACTGTTCTTGCAATTTCTTTATCTATTTCTTTAAGTAGAGTTGGAGATTTAACATTAATGGCTTTAGCTTGTTGGTAGAATTGTAAGTCAGTAGCAAAATCTCTTATGTTAAATGTATCTGGGTAATTAATTTCTCCATCAAATTTAGTGTTTTGATAAACAGCATAAAGTTTAAATAGTTGTTCTTCTGCTAATTGTAGATTGTCTGCTTTTTCAGATAGTCTAGCATTAAGTAATTCAAATTCTGTTTGTAAAGCTATGCCAGATGATACTTGTGTTTTAGTTGTTTGGATTGCACCAGTATGTGAAATTCTATTTATAGCTTCAACCTTTTTAGTGATTGAGTCCATTATGGATTGTAAGCTTGATCCTGATGGCTGTAATAAATAAGGTTTTAAATTAGGTTCAATTTCATCAGGCATTTCTATAATAGCACCAGCACCAGCACTTGCATTAACACTTGGTGTTTTAACTAATGATGGGTGGTTCGTTAATCTTATTAATTGTTCTATTTCACTAAACTCATTGTAAATAGATTTTTGTAAATCAGATATGTCAGTTAAGTCAGATTGACCAATTCCACGTTTGTGCGATTTGGAATTGTATAAAATAACTGCTGGTATTTTGCCAATCTGGTTAGTGGCAGTATCTATTATAGTTGGTTCAGTACCACCAGCTGGTAAATAAATCGTATCAACACGATCTAAATGCCAACATCTAAAATAAGTACCACCATCTCGATCTACTTCTTCTCTCACTTTTAAATAGTTAAGTGAATATCTACCATTAATTTCTCTTACATAATTCCAATCTAAAACATTTTCAGGAGTTACAGTAGAAAGATAAGGTCTAATATCTTGTTGTAGTTCGTCAGCTTTGGTGTTCGTTTGCACTTTAGGTTTATCAAGAATCATAAAACAATGTCCATAAATAGAAGCATAGTTTTGTGCTTGTTTCATTACTGTGTTTAAATTATTACCATCTAAATCAGCATCTTTTAAAAATGATTCTAAACTAGATTCATTTGCCATATCTCCAAAATTTCTTGAAGCTTTAACTCTAAAAAGAAATGAAGAATAGATTTGAATAATATTTTTACAATGATTGTCGCAAGGAGTGTTTGCAAGTCTTTGATTAAACTCGTTGTCAAGTTCTAAATTATATCTATTTAGATATTGACCAAGCATATAGTCATAACCACCATTATAAGAACGTATATAATATTCCCAGTTATTAACTGTTTCTTTATAATCCTTATGTGTATCGAGTGCTTGTTGTCTGGTGTATGCCATATTTCTTTTCTTTAATATTCCATCTTTGAGGTAGTGTGTAATGTGCCTGTGATGTTAAAGGTTTTATAAAATCAATTAAATAACCTAAAGCATCGTTCATATGATCGTACCCACTTTCCTTATCAGGAATATTTGTGTTCTCCTTGTATATTTGTCTTTGTAATCCTTTTATCAATGTTTTGCAAGAATTGGAAATGAAAATATGTCTTTGTCCTTTAGAATCTTTGAGTTTAGAGTTCACAGCATTAACACGATCTCTTATCGCTGGGTGTCTATGTTTAACTTTAACTTTAAACCCAGCATTTTGTAAAATACTTAAATCAGTTCGACCACCAGCACTTGTTTTACGTTGTCTTGCTGCTGGATCAGGGTAAATGAATATAGGAATCTTTGTGCCATATCTGTCGTGTATTTCTTGGCACATTTCATCAGTATTACTTGAATAAATAATTACTTCATCAAGAAAATACACCTTATCTTTTTCTATTTGTGCAACAGAAGCACTCATTGGATCAACATTAAAATCCATTCCAATATGTAAAGGTTTCTTCCAATCTATTTCTTTTTTAACAACACTTTCAACAGGGTGGAAATTATAATAAACACTTCCAGCATAGTTCTCAAATGTTCCCTCAAACTCTTGTCTAAAAGTTCTTATATCTAAATCTAATTTGGCTTGTTCTAATTCTGTTTTAGCAACCATACCCCCTTGTAGTGTAGTAAATTGAAAGCTATCCCATTCATTATCTTGCTTTCCTTTAAGATACATTTCATAAGACCAGTTGCCATACCCTCTGGGAGTTCCACACATTAAAACATTTCCAAGTTTATCAGAAATTGATGCTCTCAAAACTTCAAACCAAGTTTTCTTATCTATATCAGCAAACTCATCTAATATTAAAAAGTCTAAACCACTACCTCTTAAATTGTCATAGTTCTCACAACCTTTTAAAGTAATAAGACTATTTGATTTTTTGATTCTTATGGTAAGGGTGGTTTCGTTAATATCTTCAATCCAATTAAATTCGTTTAATACTTCTTTAAGCTTTGACCAACATATCTCTTTAGCCATTTTAAAGGTGGGTGCTATATACCAAATATTTTGATTGGGTTTAGTAGCATACTTCATCATCTCGGTAATACAAAGAAAAGTCTTACCAAATCTTCTGCCTGATATTAAAACTCTAAACCTCTTTTTCGATTGACTTACCTGATGCTGGGCTTTTGTTAGAGTTATCTTCATTACACCAATACTTAACAATTAATTTGAGGTTTTCAAAGCGAATAGGATCAGTTTCAACAATCTTCATCGTTACCTCTTGACCTTTTTTAACACACCCAATCCAAGAATCTACCTTTTTATGATCCGATAATGGTGTTAGACATTGACCATTAATGATTGAACATATTTGAAAGACAAGGACATACTTAATCATCATCTTCTTCTACTTTTTTAGAACGTACCTTACCAAAAATAATCTTATAATTGAACTTTACAGACTCTTCAAATTTACCATCGGTTGCTAATGGCTTTCCAGTAACTCCTATGGAGTGTCTGGTATTTTCACAGCCACTTATGGCTAGAAATAAACAAGCCCATAATAATACAATAAGGTATCTAACCCATAGTTCCGTTCTCTCCATTTGTCGTCTTGCCCTCTTTCTTCTGTTGAGAAGTTTTAATATTCTGAATTTCATCTTGTATTACCATAAAATTTTATTCGTTATTCTTTTTCTTCTTTTTCTTGTTTTTCTTGTTTTGCTTTTTAATGTTTCGTTTAACAAAATTTGTATTCCTCTTTATCTGTTCCGATACAATAATTTGCCCTTGTTGGAGTTTAAAAACCTGTTCTTTCATTTCCCAAGTGGTTTTTAAATTCCACCCCACTAACGAAATCAAAGCAACTAAAGCTAGACCGACAATCTTATCTTTTAAGTCCATATTAATTACAGTTGTTTTTATCTAGGTCTATTGGTTTATCTTGATAAAACCAAACCCAGCTACTAACCTTTGTTCCATCTTGCGTATAAGTACACTTCTTGCCCATCGAACAGGCACTTACAGTAAAGAGCAAAGCTAATACTAAACATATTTTATTCATAGTTCTCCTTTTATTGGCACGATTCACAATCGCCAGTATCATCAATGATTAATCCACCATTTTCTCTACCAGCATATTCGTAAGTTAAATCCTGTGCTTTACTTCTCGCACAATCACAAGATTGACAATTACAAATGCCTTTAGATTCAGAGTGTTCACTCACACTACAATGGCACTCACAATTACATTTCTTACAATTATCCATACTTTCCTTTATACATAAATTTTTAATAATATTCTAACTTTTTTCTTATGGCCTATTTTATATTCAAACAGGCCGTTGGCCTGTTCTAGGTTTAAACAGGCCGTTGGCCTGTTACAAGTTCAAACAGGCCGTTGGCCTGTTCTAGGTTTAAACAGGCCGTTGGCCTGTTTATGCTTTCCACCAAATAATTCCCATACCCAGAATACCAGCTAACCATACCATCCATATATCTTGGGATATAAAAATAAAGTTTAAGACATCTATTACATCTGTCCAAAACATTAATATTTTTCTTTAATTATTTTAACTACTCTCATCTTGTCGCTGTGGTCATTATTCGAGTATAATTTTTTTAATTGATATTGAACCATCTATATTTTCTTCTAATTCAGCATTAGTTTTAATACATTTATATGCAACTGTATCTGAATACGTTCTTTCCGCTTCACGCTTCCCTTTTAGGCAAACACTCATTGAGGGTTGAATACGATGTTCCTTAATTTCAAAATTTACAAACATTAATAAAGCTACTACAACTTCCATTATTCATTATCCCCATTACTTCTTACTTTGTCTTTAAGAACTTCTATTACTGCTAAAATTTTATCTACATCTTTTTGTAGTCTTAAAATATTAACTGCGTTATGTCTTGATTCTTTAATTTCTAATTGGATATACTCGACATCACCCAGCAAACTTTCAATTAATAAAAATTGTTCTGAGTCCGCTTGTAAACT